GTAGATCCTGTAGCTCCTGTAATTCCAGTTGGTCCGGTAGATCCTGTAGCTCCTGTAATTCCAGTTGGTCCAGTGGCCCCAGTATTAGTCGCTGTTCCTACAGGTCATGTAGATCCTGTAGGACCTGCTGATCCAGTATTCCCCATTGGACCAGGAGGTCCCGGAGCACCAGGCATCGGACAAACAACTACCTCAGGATCTCGACAATGTTTCTTCTTACCCATTTTACTATATGAATAAATATCCGTAAATGTTAGGCGTTATTCAATCTTCTTTAATCCATTTCCAATCTCCAATAATCTGTCTTTCTCTTGAGAAAATAGTCCCATCCGCTTTAGGTCCAATATTCATAAGAACATTTCCACCTAAGTTAATAGTTTTCTTGATGATATCACGTTTCCAATAATAGGAATTCGGTGCATCCCATAAAGCAAATCCATCGTGGTGTTTTGACGTGATAACTACATATTTTGCGCCCGCCTGTTTAAAAAGTTTAGCCCAAGCATCTGGATTCCATTTATCTAGTGTTAAATCTTCCTCGAATTGAAAGTAATCGAAATCTTCTACATATTATTATATTTATTCACCTAACTCTTAGGATTATGTTGTCATGATGATAGCTTGACAAAAATGAAAAGTTAACACCATCAATTAACGGTAAAATAATACTGTTAACAGTGAAACGATGGAATACGAATTTGGAGGACCTGCGGGAGTGACTGGAATTATTCTGGGCTCCCATGGTATCATGCTATACTTCCTTTGGTGCTTGGATCTTGATCCGACACATTCATGGATGCCAAATATGTTCACAGTTACGACCTATTTAGGTTTTGTAGTTTTCCAGGCGGTATTGGCTGTGGTGCTTCCCGGAGTAAGCACCAAAGGCTTGCCCCTTCCTGACAAAAAGGATAAGAAAGAATCGACTCAGTTGACTTATTTGTGCAATGGTTTGTGTACTTGGTATGTGACGCTTGCCACTGTAGCCGCCCTTTACTACTTCAATCTATTCAAGATTTCTTGGGTTGTAGAGGAATTGGGTGGATTTATGGTCACTGCTATGGTCTTTGGCGATGTTGTGTCCGTGTTTGTTTATGTATGGGGCATACTCGCTCAAGAAAACATTCGGATGACGGGAAATCACGTATATGATTTCTTCATGGGTAGCATACTGAATCCGCGGATTGGAACCTTGGATCTTAAGATGTTTGCAGAAATCCGGATTTCGTGGATTTTGTTGTGGCTATTGACCTTGTCTTCGGCTGTAAAGCAATATGAGGAGCTGGGATATATCACCCATTCGATGATATTGATCTTAATTGCTCAAGGTCTTTACACTAACGCTTGTATGAAAGGTGAAGAGTGCATTCCTACTACGTGGGATATCTTTTACGAAAAGTTTGGTTGGATGCTTATATTTTGGAATTTTGCTGGTGTACCTTTCCTGTACACTATGCAATCCTACTACATTTGCACCAACCAAATTGAAATCTCAAGTACTGTGTTTGTGGTGCTTATGATTGTACTACTTGGAGCCTATTATGTTTGGGATACTGCCAATAGTCAGAAGAACCGGTTCCGGATGCAACGACGTGGAACGTATATCGAAAGAAAGTGGGCTTTTCCTCAGTTGCCTTGGGGGACTTTGGAAAATCCGGAATATATGACTACAAAAGCTGGATCTTGTCTCTTGGTGGATGGATGGTGGGGAATCGCGCGTAAGATTCATTATACCGCAGATTTGACGATGGCTCTGGTATGGGGCTTGTGCTGTGGGTTTGGATCATTTATACCCTACTTTTACTTCTTTTTCTTCCTGACACATCTGGTTCATCGAGTTACGCGAGATATGCAACGTTGTGCTAAAAAGTATGGCGAGGATTGGGAGGAATATTGTCAGCGAGTGCCTTGGATCTTTATTCCATACGTGTACTGAACATAAAATCGAGATTCAATGAATGTTTACCGTGTGCCTAAAGTTGTTGATTCAAATAAAACTGAGGATGATATTAGATTCTTTGGCTCCTAAGACTTTTTAAATATATCCTTTACTCTGTACTGAAAATGATGACATTTAACTATTGTTTTTGTTTGTCAAAAACAATATGAAATCTGTAGAAGTTGATATTTTTGATGAGAACCCCAGTTCTATAGATACTGGAATTGCGTGCAAATTTAACATTCCGACATCTAAAACTAGGATCTTAGTCACTGGTGCAAGTGGATTTTTAGGTTCTCATCTTGTTGAACGGTTATTAGAAATAGAAGATACGTATGTAGTAGGTTTAGACAATTTATATAGTTCGGACGGAGAAAATATTCGCGAGTTTTTATCTCATCCTCAGTTTGCATTCATCAAGGGTGATGTGGTAGACTTACCATCCTCCATCTATACAGCCAAGTTTGATCTTATTTATCATCTAGCTTGCCCGGCTTCACCTAAATATTATCAATCCGATGCTCTTAAAACGTTAGATACATGCTTTAACGGGACTAAAAATATCTTAAATCTAGCTTTAGCAAATAAAGCTAGAGTATTGTTCACTTCTACTTCTGAGGTATATGGAGATCCGTTACAACATCCACAAAAGGAATGCTACAGAGGAAACGTAAGTAATATAGGACCGAGAGCTTGTTATGATGTCGGAAAATGTATTGGAGAAACACTGTGCAGTGAATATCACCGCAAACATAACCTAGAGATCCGAATTGCACGCATTTTTAACACCTATGGATCAAAAATGAAGATAGATGATGGGCGTGTTGTTAGCAATTTCATCGTAAACGCGCTTCAAAAACGACCTCTCTCTATTTACGGAGATGGAAGTCAAACCAGATCGTTTTGTTTTGTATCAGATACTATTCGAGGTTTGATAGCCTTGATGTACTCTGATGTATCTACACCTGTAAATATTGGGAATCCAAACGAGGTCTCCATACATTATCTCGCCAAGCAAATCGGACGACTTATAGGTTATGAAGAATTTGAGTTTAAGGACTTACCTGTTGACGACCCCACTCGACGCAACCCCGATATTACAAAAGCCAAGGCAAAATTAGATTGGGAACCGTGCATTAGCTTGCAAAGTGGATTGATGGAAACTATAAACTACTTTAAAACTCTTGTTTAATCTCAAATATAACATAGGTTATATTTGATATATCATACTTTAGTATCTGCGAGATCTATGCCGTCTTTTCGGGGATTTAACAGAAGAAGAATGATGATGCTGTGGTACATATTTACTAAATAAATGGGGATATCCAGTGAATAAAAGTTCACTATAGGACGCATACTTTTCAGGATATAATGCTGGATCAATAAGATCGATCAACAATCTATTATAAACATCTACACTATCAATCACACAAATTACCCAACCATTACTACGATCAATCATATGTTCCATGTCTGTTGTAGCTTTTGCCATCGTATTACTTTTCCCACGACCTCCCTTGTGAGAAGAGGAGGAAAGTTGGATACCTTTCAAGCGGCAACGATAAGCTTTTCCATTTTTAATAGCTTCATCTGAAGCTTCTTCTTTATATTTATAGTCATTCTGAATCACGTGACGGTAGTGGTAGCGTTGAGAAGATGTGAAAGAAAGATCAATATCAAAATTAATAGCATCATGTACATTTACCACAAATCCGGGTAATATATCTGGAGTTTCTTTAGAAAATTTTGTAGACAGAGCCATCTTCAAATCTATTCTTTGAAATAGATTTCAAAAACTTTTTCGTTGGTTTTGATAATATAATTTAAGAGGGATTGGGATTGCCAATACAAACATTAAGAGTTGTATCACACGTTAAGGGTATTACAGTCTTACTCTTACCTTGGAATTTTCCATCAAAAAGACACTGCGCTGGAGTATAACAGAAATCTCCAGGACCTCCTAAAGAAAGAGGAGGAGCTGTGGCGGAGGTAGGAGGTTCAAGATTCGTACACACAGGAATACCGGCACTGTTGGTTTGACATTCGGAGGCAACGTAGAAATGTCCTAATACCCCGCTTACTGGAGCATTGGGGGCAGATAAAGATGATGTTCCCGTACCAGCAGCTATAGTACAAAATCCTTGGGTTGCTCCTGTTTCTCCCGTAGTAAATACTTGACAATATGTTCCTTTAGGACAATTATTCTTTGTAGTGTCGCATGTACAATTTGAAGCTGCTGGAGATGATGCGCCACGACACGTTTGACCTCGAAATTGGACTCCTTTGGTAGTCCAATTTGCAATATTGGTATACGCATCTGTTGCAACTAACCGTCCTGAACACAATCCTCGCATGTCATAACCCTGATGAGGACCACTAGTAACCAAACCCGCCCCTGGAACACCAGGTAAAAATCCGCATACAGCACCTCCATCTGCTGTAGGTGTATTTCGACATTGACCAGACGTAAAACTACAGTAGGGAGTCTCAGCGGGGCATTGGCCTCCAAAAGGTGCAGATCCGTTTGGAGTTCCTGCAGTATTAAACCATGAAAAAGCACATCCTGCATTCTGAGGAAGACATAAGCCTACATTATTTGGTAAGGATGAACCGTCAGGAAGTTCAATAGGTCCTGTTTGTCCATTACCTTTATCAACAGTTCTTGTACATTCATGATCTCCTGGACATGTGTTTTGACCTATTCTGCAGAATCCCCAAGGAGCTGGACCTGCCGTACCCGTGTGACTTTCACATAAATTGGTGCCAGTATTACCGCATCTTAAACATTTCCCGTCTTTACAATACGATCCAGCTCGACAATCTCCTGCTCCCCCACCACATACTACACATGTTCCATTTTGATTAACCAAGCCAGTAATTTTATAACATCCACCTTTGCCGTCAGGAGGTTTTTGTGGTACACAAAGCCCTTGACCTCCAGGAAATGGTACACAAATTACATTAGCTGTATCTGGATTTCCACCAGTTGGCAAACAATCTTCAGTAGTTCTACAATTCAGAGGAACACACCCACCTTCTCCAGATTTAGGACCTATACCAAAACATGTACTACCGGGCATTTTTGTTTGACAAGTGCTGTTCGATTTACATCCTACACTTTGACATTTACCATTCACGCACACTTCACCTTGAAATTGCTCTAAAGGAGGTACATCTTGTCCATCTACTGTGGTTGCAGAACAATCTGAATCTTTCGTACATGAAGCACCTACAGCTAGAGCATTTGGACGTCGGAATCCAAAGTACCACACACTTAATCCAATAGCAACGAAAATCAATAGCGCTGCAAAAATAACACCAAGGGTGTCACCAATACCCATTTTAAGTCATTCGTAAAAATTGTTTTTTTCTTAAAGACATAATCATAACCCAACATTTAAAAGTATGCGATATCTGTGAAATGTCATGGGATTTTGTGGGACTTCAGTAAATAACTGATTTGTGTGATGTTCTTAGGTAAAGGAACATACGGTAGTGTACGAGTTAAAGGTGAGTTAGCAGTCAAAAAGTTTCACGATATGCGGCATCTCATCCAGGAATATCTGGCTGGAAGTTATCTAGATAATGCCAGAAATATTGTACGAATTTATGAAGCAGATTTATTAAAGCTCACATTAAGTATGGAGTTATATGAGATGAATTTACGGCATTGGATGGAAAACAATTATGCCCGGGAGAAAATTAACGATCGGTATTTTATTTTACACGAGATATTGGTGGGGTTATGCGAGATTCATGGACGAGGATTGGTTCACGGTGATATTAAACCGGGTAACATATTGATTAAAGATAAACCATTAAAAGTTGCTCTTGGAGATCTAGGGTTTGTAAGTCTAGCTCGATATGCAAAAGTAAGATATACAGCTAAGGTATATCGGGATAGTGTTATCCGACAAAACTCTGTACACGACATGTTTTCTTTGGGTGTAATGATGATAGAACTTTTTGGGCACATCAAAATACGCGCTGTATGCACATATGAAGAACTGACAGTGCTTGCACGTCGTAAAATCAAAAGTAGAACGTTAAGAAATATAATTCTTAGATTGGTAAATAAGAACCCAGCGCTCCGTCCTACGGCACCAGAAGTACTTAATGAGCTATTTAACGAAACTGTAATTATTCAGAAAAAGCTAATTCCTGTCTCTCGAGATATTACACAATGTTCCAACGCTTTTGCTTATATGCGTCAAGAAGGATCAAATCATCGCTTAGCAATGATTGAAAGATGTATTGAAGCCCTCAAGTATTATCTTCAAACTCATGACATAGAATTAGAGGATTGTATGGGTTACGGTATGGCTATGTTACTGATTTCTAGTTCTTTATATCGTATCTCTAAACTAAGTTTTTCTAGAGCATTACGGTATTCAGATTTATCCCGGGACGATTTTTCGACGTATTTGTGCAAGCTCTTAGCTAATGATGATGTTATCACTATTCTTCTTAAAGAATAAGACGTTTCAAACCTAAAATGGGAAGATTTTCTAGATAAAGACCTACATTTTGAAAAACTCTGTCTACAATTGTATTTATAATAGCCATATTTCGTATTTTTTGCGGCTTTAATATGATGGCTACCCGTTTATTTCCACAGATCCTACAGAAAACGCTATATTCGTGAAAAATATTTAGAAACAGATATGATGGATTGGTCATCTTAGAAAAGATTCAAAAAAAGAATCCTTTTGAAAAGGAAAATGGAAAGATTGTCAACTTGTGAACAAATTAAAGTAAATAAGAATAGGAAAAGTCTAGGAACGGATTGTGGTGTTTTAGATCGAGGTATCTACTATTTGGTAGCTATAGTTCTCAAAGATTTAAGAGAAGGTGAATATATCGTAATTAACGGACGCAAACGTGATTTTCTTAAAACTATGGAACAAGCTACAAACGGAAAGACTTTTTATGGTTACGTATTGCAAAAGATTAACGAAAACGCGTGTTCGTTAACAAAATGGAAAAAATGGGTACGGTTATTTGTGAATGAATATCAACGAAAAGTAGATATAATTATTGGTAATGAATTGAAACATGCAAATGACATTTTAGATTGTTATCCAGCTCTACTTGCGGGTATTCAAGGTATTGACGAAGAAGAAGAATATACAAGTGAAGATGAACTTAACGATCTGTTTGCGATCCAAGAGATGATTGATGCTGTTAAACGTTTTTATTCTGGGATAGAGGGTGAGTATCGTTCTGATTCTTGCTCTAGGAATGATTGTTCCGTAGAGGAACTTTCAGAAGAGAAAATCGGTTGTATAGAATAAACTGATAATTCTTCCTCTTGTAACGATGTTAACCTTTCAAATGCTCCTATTACTATTTGGTGAAAGAAGGCAAACTTGCCTGCCTCATTTTGCCTTCTAAAACGATATTTGCTAATCTAATCTGTAAACCAAAATCTGTATAAAAGTATACAGATTTTAACTTATCTTTTTAAGACAATTCTAAAAATGCGCAACGTCCATTTTGGGAGCAAACATCTGAAACGTTTGGATGGTCTCAAATCGGAAAGATATGGTATTCTTTCAAAGATCAAGCGGCATATTCCTAAGAAAAAATACAAATTAACCCAATCTTCTTTCAAAAACGGAACACTTCGTATTACCAAACCCGGTAAATATGTCTTGACGGAAGATATTACATTTTCACCTAATGCTAGTAATGATTTTCGTCCATTACCAACGCAAACGAAATATAGTAATAGAGCTTACTCGTTAGGATTTTTTGCAGCTATTACTATCGAAGTGGATGGTGTAGAAATCGATTTAAATGGGAAGACCTTAAAACAAGGTGATAAGATGGCATGGATGCAGCGGTTTTATGCAAATATAGAAACAGCATCCACACCCTTTATCCCTGGACAAGGTCCTGGAGATTTTGGTAAAAATATCCGTTCGCCAAAGTACATCTATATTCATGGTGGCACCTTGGGAAGATCATCTCATCACGGAATTCACGGTAACGGTAATGAATATGTGGTAGTCGAAGATGTAAAGATGATCGATTATGAATTTGTTGGTTCTGCAATCAATGGCGGCAAATATATCGTACACCACAATTGCAAGATTCTGCACAATTTTAAGGATTTGAAGGTGCTGGCTACATGGAGTACAGCTTTATTTGCCCAGCAATTTACTGACGATATCGCTCATAAATTAGCTGAAAATACATCTGTAGATAGGGTCCTATTTAACAATTTCAATCAAAACCGTCTTCGTCTACGATCTTCCATTCATCAAACCAAAAACGAGTTGTTTGCGAATAAAATAACAGTAAGCAACCCACTGTATCGAAACGACAAACTGCTTGCAGACGGAAATGTCTATGGAATTCTAAGCAATCCTCTTGGCGTAGCTATCAATGATTTCTCTTCCGAAGAAACAATGAAAGATAAGAAACATGCTTCTCATTTCATTGTTGAGAATTGTGAAATCAGAGATTTAGAAGGAGACGTAGATGAAGTTATCAGTTTTGTTAATGCTGCAGGTAAAGCCCAAAAAGGTCCTTCTGGTGATTTATTGAAACTTGATGATTGTATGACAGATAGTGGTAGATATAGAGGAAATGAGATATCAGATATGATTTTTGCTTTAGCCAGAGTCAAGAAAGTATATCCAAACCTAGGATATGGTACTTTAAATATTGACGATGATGTACTGCGTTGGAGCCAAGGAGAATTATCTTTTTTCCAACTTAAAAATCGAGGGTATAAATTCATCACTGGTCATGATTCTATGGGACATATTGGTAAAGGTGTGCTGGGTATTCGCATTGATGGAACAAAACATGTAGTCTTGTCCCATAATAATGTGAAAAATATCATAAATCACGCACGTTTGGGTACAGAACATAATAAATCTGCAGATAAGACCTACCGGGGTACAATCGCATCGGGTATACATCTTGCTTATTCTCAAGACGTGTGGATAGATAAAACTTTGATCAAAGACATTAAATCCTATAATGGTGAAGCTTCGGGAGTGAAAGCTATTAACAACACTAAAGCAAATATCTATCATTCCTCCATCAATGATATCACCTCGGGGTTAAAATATGATGAAGGAGAATGGACAGGAAGAACACATTCAAAAACCATACAAACATACCATTCTACAGAACCCAATGAATTCCCCTCTGCCAAAGGTGCATGTTGGACCTATAACTCCGAGGTAAGTTTTGAGAATCTAGATATCAAATCTCTCAAGGGTCCACAGGTATTTTACATTGCTATAGTAAGATAATTTACATCGTTATAGTAAGATAATTTATGTAAATTTACATCGCAGAATAAGTTATTATAATACATTACTATAATACATTACTATAATACCTTTGTCAAAAAATCCTGTAATTTGAATCTGTATTCAGTTACCCTTAAAGTGATAAAGGAGTTCTTATTTACAAGAAAATGGAATTTGAAAGACAAGATAAACTAGAAGATTCATATGTTGAAGATGATCCGCATGTAGATCTTCAAAATAATTTTGAAGAAAGTGGGAGCGGTAAATGTGGAGAGTATTGTTATATGAAATTCGACGATATGGAACTCCCAGAGTCTATTCTGCGAGGTATTTATAGCTATGGGTTTGAGGAACCTTCTGTAATTCAACAACAGGGTATTGTTCCTCTCAAAGAAGGAAAAGATGTGATTGCCCAAGCACAATCTGGAACAGGAAAGACAGGTACATTTACCATTGGGAGTTTGGCACGTGTCGATTTTAGTAAATTAATACCACAAATATTAATTTTGGCACCTACTAGAGAACTTGCAGAGCAGATAGATTTGGTAGTAAGCGGTATTGGAGAAGCATCAGGTGTGAAAACTCGTGCTTGTGTGGGTGGAAGGAAAGCCTTCGATGATATAAAGGTTATAAGAGAGGGTATACACGTAATTGTGGGCACTCCAGGACGAATCATTGATCTTTTACGTCGAGGTGCGTTAAAATGTAATGAATTAAAGAGTTTTATATTAGATGAAGCAGACGAGATGCTCAGTTTAGGCTTTCAGGAGGATATCCGTACTATATTTAAGTTTTTGCCTAGTGATATTCAAGTAGGAGTCTTTTCGGCTACATTACCCCCAGAAGCTCTAGATATCACTAATAAATTCATGAATGACCCTGTAAGAATCTTAGTAAAGCAAGCAGAACTAACATTAGATGGAATTTCTCAATTCTATGTAGATTGTGAACGCGATGAATGGAAATATGACGTGCTTAAAGATTTATATACAGAATTAAATATCAGCCAGGCGGTAATATTTTGCAACTCTCGTAAGCGTGTAGATCGTTTACGAGAAGATTTAGAACGTGATAATTTTACTGTTTCCAGTACTCACGGTTCAATGACTCCTGCCGAACGAAGAAATATTATGCACAAATTCAGAGAAGGTGGTGCTCGGATCCTCATTACTACAGATTTGTTAGCCCGAGGTATCGATGTCCAACAAGTATCTGTAGTTATCAATTACGATCTTCCTAAGAATAAGGAGACTTATCTACATAAAGTAGGACGAGTAGGCAGATTTGGAAGGAAGGGAGTAGCTATTTCCTTTGTAACCAAGCGAGATATTAGGGATTTACACGATTTAGAACGATATTACGATACTCGTATTGATGTCATGCCTCAAAATATTGCTGACTATATATAATATTATGGATGATACGAGTTTGAGTTATGTAAAAAAAATGAATTTTTTTACATAACTTATGTATTAATACATTTACACTTAGACCATGATTTCTTCTGAACCTCGCATTGTGGACTCTAAGGACTTGTTCCCTCTCTCTCAGTGTACCATTTGTAACGAATTAAAGCGCCAAGGAAACGTATGTCGCCTTTGCAGGGCGGTTTACATTCCTTTGGTTCCTTTGGGTACAGGCGCTGAACCGCTTGATTGCACTTGCTTGAATTGCGATTGCTATGGATTCCCGTGTCTGAACTGTGCTAAGTTCTCTTTCCGAGGGCTGCTTGGGGAAGGACATGGGAACACAGACGATGAGGATAGTGGATACGAAAGCGAGGGCAGCTGCGGCGATTGGGACGATTGTGGTGATGATTCTGGCGATGAGGATGAGAGCGAACCCATGGATATAGTTTGGGAGAATGCATGGGAAGAGGGGAAGGGGAAGGAGAAAGTAGATGAGTAGGTGGAAGTGAAGGATGGATGTTAGATGTTAGATGTTATAATTTTAAATAAAGTAATTTATCTTAATCAAGATAAATTTCTTCAAGTCTTTAAAGGATGATGTCAGGAGGTCGTGTTCCTATTGAATTTATTGATATTCCTGTTCTTCAAGTAGAAAGACGTCTTCAACGTGCCACTAAGCCTACGGAAGATGAGGATATTTTTGAAGTAGAAGGACGTTCAGATGTTAAATTTAAGGTTTTAGGCGGAGGAGATGAATGTGAGTTTATTTTGCAAGATTTCAAAAGAACTGATGTAGCTAAGCTCCGACGTATCATGTATTCTTCATTGGAGGTAATGTCCATTGAATTAGTAGAAATTCTCGAAAATAAAACAGACTTTTTAGATGAAATCATTGCGCAGCGTTTAGGTTTGGTGCCCATACGTTGTGAAGGCGTAGATGATATTCCTCTTATTAGAGATACAGAGGATATTGAGGAGGAAACAACAGCAGGTATACCCTTTTCAATGAATGTAGCCAACACAACAAATTTAAAAGACTTTGAGTCCATGAAAGTATCAGAACTTAAAGTCTACTTGAAAGCCAATAATGTGAGAGTTCTAGCCTCAGATAGAAAGCCTGATTTGGTGAGAAAAGCAATGTTAGTTTCTAAAGAAAACGTTACTGAAGCAGATATTAATATCGAAGATCCAAGATGTAAGACCGTTACTTCTGGTACGCCCATTTTCTTCTTACGTCCAGGACAATACTTTGAATTGCAAGGGCTTATACAAAAAGGTGTCGGAAGCATGCATGCTAAATGGATTCCAGTAGCAAAGGTTACCTTTGAACATAATGAAGATGAAAAGCTTTTCATCTTAAAAATATTTACTACAGGAGTGCTTACTTGTAGAGAAATTATTACTCGGTCCTTAGAAATTCTAGAGGAATAAGAGGTTTAGTATTATGAAATTGAAAGCGTAATAGAGAAACGTCATATATAGTAAAATGAATGACATTCTAACTATAAATTTTTGCATGTTTATCCAACTTGTAGTTTTATATGCTTTCACGCAAATAAAAGACGAAGAAGGATAAAGGGGAACGATACTTTTCATATCTTCTTTGAATATCCCCTCCAATTTGTGTTGAGAATTCATACCTGCCAGCGGTTGTTCTGATTTATAGACAAAGAGATTGTGTCTATTCTTAATCACAAAACGCTGCTCCTCATAATCCAATCCTGCTACACAGATATCCGCGTTCATCTCTCGGGCAAGATGATAATATCCAGAACGCCATGGATTTGCAACACGCGTTCCTTCAGGCGAAATGAAGATATTAAACGCAGATTTATCCTTGAATTGCTTTGTTGTTGCTGCAACAAAGCCTTGACCATTGTCTTCTCTTCTTGTAGCCGGAATGAATCCGCGCCCTCTTAAAAACTTTCCAAAATATCGAAAGGGTTGGGGTTTCATTACCCCCCAACTTGTTATAAAAGCCTGGGGTTGTGCAAAGGTATATAAAAGTCCGATAATAAAGTCCCAATTGCTTGTGTGTGGGTAAACATAAATAGTTTTAGTTTTAGAGGTTAATGTTTTGATTTGTTCTAAGTTAAGAAGTTTCCATCCTAATATATACAACAACAACTGCGCGGTTATCATCAAAGGAAATGTAAAAATTTCTTGTAACATCTTTTAATTAAATTTTACTGTTTCTTTTGTAGGAAGTAATCTTCCCTGAAAATGTTAAAAATATTAATTTAACATTCTTTTAGATATTTAATAATAAATAAACTTATATTACGCTAATATAAGTTGATTAAAATGGATGAACCTATCAATATTCAGACAACTGTTGGCAGTATTGAGTTTAACAGTTGCATTTGGAACGCTGCTGGACCCAGATGTACACAACCCGAGGAACTAGATATATTAAGAACATGTGATTATGTTGGTGCTGTAGTTACCAAAACCTGCACTTTGAATATGCGTGAGGGTAACGCCTTTCCAAGAGTTCATGCAAATTCTACCGATCAGTCAACAATATCCATCAACAGCGTCGGTTTAGCCAACATGGGCATTAATGAGTATCTATTATGGATTGCGAACGTCAAACGAGATGACACGACCAAGCCCATCTTTCTCAGTATTGGTGGACTGAGTATGGGTGAAAATAAAGAGCTGTTGCGTAAAATTCGCGAAGCTGAGTATATACCAGATTTTATCGAACTGAATTTATCTTGTCCTAATCTCGTTGACCATGCTATTGTAGGATATTCTCACGATAAAATGAAGCAATATCTTAATATACTTACCATGAATGTAGGTTTGATGCGAGAAAACGATAGAGACGTACGATGTGGCGTTAAATTGCCGCCTTATTTTGATGATTGTGATTTTCAACGCATTTCACGTCTAATCAACACATTTTCTGGGGAATTGGATTACATTACTACCATCAACGGTATCCCTAATTGTTTAGTCGTGGATACAGCTACAGAAGCCCCTATGATTAAACCAAAATGTGGATTTGGGGGTATGGGAGGTACAATCACTAAACCTGTAGGACTAGCCAATGTACATAAGCTTCGAGAATATTTACATGAATCTATAGATATTGTCGGTTGTGGAGGAGTAAAAACAGGCGAGGATGTATTTCACTATCTTTTATGTGGTGCATCCGCAGTTGAAATTGCCACACAATTTTTAATCGAAGGTATAGATTGTTTTGAACGCATACTCACCGAGTTAAAGGTGATTATGAAAGACAAAGGCTACCATAATATTACTGAATTTCGGGGTAAATTACATAAAGAATGAACGCCATACAATCTAGATTTATAAACAATATCTATGGTAAACACTAAGGACGCATTAACATATCTATTGTCAAATATGTTAATATAGACTATTTCAATATCCAACAAAAAAAAAACTTGGCTAGTAAAATGCCTTCTTTGCAAGAAGAATTACAAGCATTAACTGTAAATGGATTAACAAGTATTGCAAGAGCAAACAAAGATAAGGTACAAGGATATTCTAGATTGAGGAAACAAGAACTTATTGACCTTCTAATTAAAGAACTATCATCTTCTACTTTGAGGACTAGTATACGCAAGAGTCCAAAACGTAAACGTTCACCCAAAAGAAAGCTCGCAAAAACTAAAGCTCCCAAAACTGGAGATTGTATCTCGAGATCTAAAGTTAAACTTAAACCACACCAAACCTCAGTTGCTAGATACTTTAGTGATCACCGAGGGTTAGTGGCTGCATTTGAAACTGGGTCTGGAAAAACACTTACCGCCATTGCTGCATCTCAGTGTGTCTTAGATCAAGCAGAAGCAGAAGGAAAGGACATCCAAGTAATTGTGATCACTCCCAAAACCTTACGAGAAAACTTTAAGAAAGAGATGGTTAAATATGGATTGGAACCAGATGATCCAAATTATACTTTATATACCTCCACACAATTTTACTATGCATCCAAACGTGGTGAGATTGACTGCTCCAATACGTTTTTAATCGTTGACGAAGCGCACAACATGAAAAAGTTCATTACTGCTAAAGTGCTTAAACAATATATGCGTAGCCGAGTTGCAAGCACCATCGCTTTATCTGTAATTGACTGTGCTTTGAGAGCTTGGAAAGTGTTATTATTAACTGCTACACCGGTACCTAACAGAGCTTTTGACATTTTGAATCTGGTGGCTATCGTGCGTGGAGAATTACCTTTGAAGAAAGGAGAATTGGATTATTTAATGAGTGATGATGCTGCTTTCAAGAGATACTTTAAATGTTTGTTTAGCTTCTATAGTCCCGAAAAATCTGAAGACTATCCTCGAGTAATAAACGTACAACATGGTAAAGTGGAAATCGAAATGTCACCAAAGTATTACAAGGAATATATGAAACTGGAACGTATGAAAGATGTAGATGTAAATCCTTGGACTTTCTACGTTGGACTGAGACAAGGCAGTAATATGATCAAAGAATGTATAAAGTGTGATTACGTAATGGATATCATCGATCGTGGAGAAAAGACACTAATTTATTCTGCTTTTAAATCGAAAGGTGTTGATGTCTTGGAAAGAAGACTTAAGGAAAATAAAATTCCTTTCTTAGTAATTAGTGGAAATGTCAAAGAAAAACAACGTAAAGTTAATGTAGAAGCCTTTAATGATCCTGAAGGTCCCAAAGTATTATTCATTACCAAAGCTGGAGCGGAAGGATTAGATCTTGTTGGGGTTAGGCACGTAATCATCTTTGAAAGTGTATGGAATGTTAATGCTGAAAATCAGATTATTGGGCGTGCAGCACGCTATAAATCGCACTCTCATCTTCCCCCTTCAAAACAAAATATTCGAGTGCATAAATTAGTAATTGTTAAGCCTAAATCTCGAAGAGATAAGGACGAACATCCTAGTGCTGACGTGATTTTACGTGAACTTGCCAAAGCTAAACGTAAAGAGACAGATGATCTCATTGAACGTTTAAAGCAAGTCTCAATTGAAAATATGGAATGTTAAATATATATTTATTAAAATGACAAATAAATATGAATTATTAGAATTTAACAATATTCCTGTAATATTTGCCATGTCTAAATTGCAAGTTACATTTACCGACATTCCTGTAATATCTGCTATATCTGAATTTAAAAAGTATCATACTGATATTATGACTTATTCATATCTAAATTGTGGAAGTTATGTTCTGCATCCGCAAATAGAACTCAAAAGTATTGAATTATTAGACGAGATAATGTCCCATTTCCGTCGTGTAATACGAGAAATGGTAAAAATTAAATCCCGGAAAAAATCGGTAAGAAGAATTATTGATAGTATGTTTGCAAGATGGTATTTTTCACAATTTATACATGACAAATGTGAAAGAAACTATTATATACCTTACAATGCTATAAACTATAATACTATCTATGAAGATGTGGAATATCAAAGCGGGAAACCTTTGTCACCAAGAAATATCAAAAAACTTGATGATGCTCTAAATTTAACAGAATTGTGCAATGAAGCTGTAGAAGAAGTGGAATCATTCATTGAAAGTGGGGAATATGATGATATTCCTTACGAAATCAATAAAGAATTTGTAGAAAGATCTGTTAAACTCACGTTAGACATGAAAGGTGTAATAATTCCTGAAAAGATTCGTTCAGTTTATTTACCACTTTCAACATATGAGTCTCTAAGAGAAGCTTATAATGAGTTTTCTAGTGTATATACGAGTTTAGATACACTGATATGGATTTTGGTTGCTAGGTATATATCATTAAATATTTATAATCTACAACTAGCAATACATCCTTCTCTCTATAAAAAATTGCAGGATGAATTGGGTGTTCAGTTTGAAATGTTTGCGTCTGGAATCAACAAATTTTTTAAGCATTATTGTAGCTTATTCCAAGATATTGAAATAAATTTTGGTAGTAGGGGATCCTTTTTTGGATTTGTTCCACTAAAAGGATTTTATTCGGTTAATCCACCGTTTGACACCTTTATAATAAACCACACCTTAGATAGACTGCTTGAATCGTTAGAAAATTCAACAGAACCATTAGGGTTTTTCCTTACAATCCCGATATGGGATAAAGAAAGTTTATTTAAATTAAAGAATCAAACTAGAAAAAGGGTATATATTCCCAAACATATTACACCATTTCCTGCAGTAAAGAAAATCTACGCATCTAAATATCTTAAATATCATCAAATGTTTCATCAAGACGATTTTCGTTACTATGATTATAATACAAAAAGAACTAAGTATGTTGCTAATACTCATGTTTTTATCTTGGGAAACGATAAGATAACTATTGATGCTGCTACTGTTGATTCCATATTGTATAGATTTTAAAACCAATACTCTAGTTTTGACTCTACATCCGCATCTAAATCTGGATATGACCAAATTTTATCTCTGGGAATAATATAGTCATCATTCTCTGTGAATTTGTGTCCAGTTTTTTTGTAAGCATCAATCATCACCGGCAAATATTTCGAATCATGAATTGATAATTCCATTTATCTCTTAACATCTTTCATCCATTACAGTAATCTGTTATCATTTATCTTATCAAAGATAAATCATAGTTTAACGACAAATACATATTTCAGAGGAGATCAATACTATATTTATCTAGAATTACAATTATAGAATTACAATTATAGGATTACAATAATCCTCCATAGAAAGTAACTGTTAAAGGTGTGTCGATATCCGAGAATTCAAGTGGTGTTCCATCTTCAAGGAACCACTGTAAATTTTGGATCAAAGGATGGGGAAAAGATTCCAAACTAGTGCTTCTTAACGTACCTTCAATATGTCCTTTCTTTCCACTCTCAGTTTTAAAACTCATATTAAGTTCATGCACATTATATACTATAGACAACGTTTCATGTCCAAAGGGATAAATTATAGGCTCATCTTCGAGTGGTGTAAGTAATTCCACTTGAAATTTTAAATAATTGTCTTTTGATAAATGTGTTGTATTATGGATCGATATAGTTTCTGGGGAATTAAAGAATGGTATGTAGTCTGTTTTGTTTTCTAATGGATGTATAACACTAGAAGGAAATTCATCATTACATTTTATATCATGATGTTTTATATCATGATGGTTTATATCATGATGGTTTATATCATGATGGTTTATATCATGATGTTTTATAGCTTCTATAACAGCTTTTACAGTTTCTTCCTTGTGCGCGATTAGCATAGTCTTTATTCTCTTTTCAAACTGGTGTAAAAGATGAACAAGATCTGATGATGTATCACTGTGAGATGATTCTTCAGGGACAAGTCTAGTTACTGTTATGGGAGATGATTTTGTATCAAAGCGGTCAAAATGCTTATTAGATCGTCTTGATCCATTATTGATGGTGACGGGTCTAATGGGTACAGATGGTTTCTGGTTGGATAGAGATTTTGATGGGTTTTCCACCGCAATAACAATACCTTTAGTCTCTGAGAAGCGCTTGGGGTGTCTTGATTTTCGTGGATGCATTTTATACTATTCTATTGAATATTTAAACTCCCTACGAATATTTACTTAAAATGTTTATTATTAAAGCGGTTCTTCGTATGGTTATCGGCGAAGAATCTCTTTTAGGAGATAAATTTATAATTCCTACAACTCCTACCCACTTAGCTCCCGATATTATGATGGACATCAGTATATTATGCGATATAAACACTGTTTTCTCATTAAAACAAACTTCAGTATCTTGGCTTCAGATAATGGACAAGGAACGTATATGGAAAAAAATCCTTGATAAGGCCATCGTTTTTGACGATAAACCTGAGGAGATGACATACAAAGCTTACGCTCAAATTATTCGTGAGAAGTTTCTTTACGATGAGTTTTCACGAGTTGTTTATCATAGTGCCATGGAAAAAAGATTTATAAGAATGTTTATAACCCGGGCTAGACTATCATCTGATAGACAAAAAGATTTTGCCTACGTGCATAGGTACTACATAGATACAGGATGTCTACCTTACCTGAGAGATATTTACGAGAATGCTTATCGTTATAATGCTTTAGTTAAGGAATGTGGATATAAAGTAATGAAGACGGAAAACCTTTTCACATATTTTAGAGATTGGAGCAACGATCATGTTCGAGAGGTAGATTATAGTAATATGCCTTATACAGGTATTGGCTCTCTCGATTATCCGGATCACGTCAGTTTTCATCATTTTCTGGATGAAAATGATGAATACCTCATAAGAGGTATACTTTCGGGGTACAGAAAGTTTTTTGCTATACGATTTTACCACCATACTGGTGCACGCAGTATGCCATTTGTTGTTATTCTATTTGAAAGATATAGCCAAGATAACCGATTGGCATTTGGTAAAAGACAATCGGCATTAAATATATGTACTGGCATATTTTCTGTCAATACGAATGCTCCAGAATTATTGATGATGAAGAAATTAATGGTTTTTGGCAAAGCCAAATACTTCCAAAAATGTACTGAAAATCCGGAAGGTTTGCTGAAAATTGGTATATCGAAACTGTATAAAAAACATAAATTAATTAAAATATCTTCATCATAAATCTAAAGGTAAAAATGTTTTGGGAAATTATTGGATTAGTGGGTATCGCAACTGCTTTTATATTCTATTACATCGAAAAGATCTTCGCGATACCGAGAATTATGGAACACCACTTACAATGGAAGAAATCGTGGAAGTGTTGAATGATTATTGATATTTTTTTCATTTTACACAATTTAAAACAAGGTTCTTTAAAAGTTTTGAAAGTATTTTTAAATAGATTGGGATGTCCAGTGTTTCACGTTATTCGGATGAGCACACACTGTATGTTATTTCAGGAGCAGCTAGAAATGAAGATCTCAAACAATGCGTCTACCGAGCATTGGCAAGATTTGAGAAGAAAAATATCCGATATCCATGTGAAGTAATTCCCAATCTTATTTACGATCGTGAGGGAATACCATATGGGTTTGGCTATTTATACGTATCGAATCCTCAAGTTTATCATATGCTCTTGGGAAAAAATCCAGATGGAAGTGAAAGAACAGAGATTATAGAAAAATCCTTGGATTTTTTTTCAGTGCCTATAGAAGAGGAAATCCCGTGGTTTGATTGGGCAGATGCTGTAGAAGATATTGAAATTCGCCAATTACCACCGTTATTGACTTTACCAAGTTTTAATTATACTCCAGACCAGATTATTCTTCTACAAAAGTTACTTCAAAAGATACGTTCATCCGAAAAACAACATTTGGACCCCAATCAATTTGATGAAAAATGTTGTACGATTCAATTACAGCCAGGCTTAGTTAAGCCTGTACAAGCAAAATATGCTACAAATATCCTGTGCACACGTGATATTCCGGAATGGTTAGATTCAGCAGATGTGTATAGGAGGTTTCGCCCTTTCATACATGACAAAAAGAAAAAGGTGAAGAAACATGGAAAACGGGGTATTGTTGAATTGAGCTATCCGATCGTTTCTATAAATAAAAAGAATAAACTATGCTTTGTAGAATTCGATCCGTTATCTAGAGATGCTCAATTTGCTCTAATTATGACAACCAAAATCAACTTTACAGATAAAAGCAATCCTCCTCAAAGTAAGACACTCATTTTCACACACGCCTTTAAATCCAATAAAAAATGAAGACTAATAATAAAATCCTTTTTAAAAAGGATTTTATCAACGCATATGAAGTTAAACATTGTTTCTGACAAAGATAAAGAACTTTCAGAATTGGTTGAGATTGTTGAATCCGTAGAAACATGTTGTTTTCGTGAACGGGGTACTTTAGGTATAGATAGAGAGGACATTATAGCTGTAGATCCTGCTACGCCCGTAAGATTGATGAAGATTAATCAAGATTTAACAGGTTGGGTAAATAGTAAACGCCCGTGGAGTATTTTTGAGAGACAACTAGAACGTTATGAGAACAACCAATCTTATTATCTAGAAAAATATAAAACCGACGAAATACCTAAGAAAGAAATTGTTAATAAACTCACTAAACTTGAGACTTGGTTTGTATGTATTGTTGAACCACCACCCAGAGTAGCGTGTGGACAAAAATATATGAATAATCTCTCAGATTGGGTAAGGCGAGAAAGTGTAAAGTATAAATTAGGTCGGTCTTATTATTGCGATGATGAGGTGTTAGAGTTATTAGATCAAGATAAGCTACTATTAGTACAGAAAACGATTTTTGAAAATTACGAGAAAGTAAAAGCCTTCTATAAGGGGAAAGAATCAGAACACGAAGAAGCGGAAAGAAGGAAACGTCTTAAGGACCTAAGTATTTAATATCCTTTTTCAACCAGGAAAATGAAGGCAGAGTGAATATACCGATTAATTTATGAAATCCCAAGTATACACAATATGGTAGACTGTGGAAAATGGTATGTTATGTGACAGGTTTCTCTACAAAAAGAACAGCTTATCAATTCGAATGGAGAAATGCATCATCCGCCAAAAAATCTTAGAGGATATGGAGTAAGTGGGAGGATAGATTGTTTATACGGTTTATTTAAAATGGACCGTATCACAAAAAATTGTATTCCAACTTCATAAATGAATTTAAAAGTAATTATGACGGAGTAAAATTTAAAAATTATATTATATATATATATATATATATATAATATAAAAATGAATAAGCAAATATATGGACGACGACAAACATATTCAGGAGAGGTAAGTCAGGAGAGAGACAGAGAGAGAAGACCGACGCACGTCGATGGGTTTATACCGGCACCAGTTAGACCGGGATCGGTCGACGGACCGCGCCGAAGACTTTTCACCAGAGCTGAGGCTTTCGGGGAGGTTGATAGATCGACACCAGTTAGACCGACGCACGCCCCGAGATCGATAATAGAGGATGTTAAGAGATCGGCACCGGCACCAGTTAGGACGGGATTAGTCAGCGAACCGCGCCGAAGACTTTTCACCAGAGCTGAGGCTTTCGGGGAGGTTGATAGATCGACACCAGTTAGACCGGGATTGGCACCGGGTTCATCCAGGGGGGGGGAGAGGGGAAGAGCGAGAGGGCGAAGAGGACCGATGGGGAGAAGAGCAGTTATTGATAAGAGGCCTATAAACGTCCGAATTACAAATAATTCTGATTATTCAATAACGTATTCGATACAATCTGCTATCCCTAGTGCAGCTTTTCGAGACGAGCGGCTTAACCCGGGTACCAGCGCGGATAAGTATATGCGAAAAGATGACGTTTACGGTTGGCCCACTTTAAATCTTTTTTATGTGTCCAAATCGGGTCTGAAAAAAGCAATAGAGTCTTATACACCTTCAAAATATATACCCAATCTATATGTTACAATCGAAAATGATGATGACATTTTAGATATCCAATTCCACCAAAAAATGCGATTGGAGTGAGTCCTTCCGTTAACATTGATAAATCCGTCTCCAGTTTGTATAAATTTCCATAAATCCACTTGTTCTAATTTTATTCCAATGACAAACGCTTTCTTTGAAGAACATTGAAGGTATGAATATTTACAATATATCCATACGATAATACATTTGCATCACGAAATCTGAACGCGTTTCGAAAGGAATATCTTGGTTAAAGTAATTTCTCTTTATAAAATCTGCCCATTCGTCTTTGTTAAAGTTGATTGCTTCATCAAAAGTAAGTACCTCTGTTCTATTTTCAGAATATGGTGTCTGAGTTGCAGCTGCATTAATATACGACGATAGTTTACCATATATGTAATTGTCAACATCTTTAGAGCGAATGGCTACATCTATACCTGCCATCTTAGAAATAAGACCAGGGGTATTTCTCAAACCAAGAAGTTCATCGTATAGAAATACTAGACTTTCGATGTTTTTATATTGAACTGCCAGCGGGGCTTCAGCAAAGTGCTTCTGATTCTTGTACATTAACAAGATCAATTCTTGAGATAATGGCAATAATTTTTCGAATTGATTCCACCTCTTAATTTTCTCAGCAATATTCACATCTTTGGGGAACCATCCTCTAGTAAGATAGAAGAAGAGATCTGCTTTGGAAATTGTAGGATGAAAATGCTCAATACCTGCTGCTTTCTTAAGCAATTGTTCTCGATCAAGAAGTTGAAGTTCCTTGTAAGTCTTGAGATCAACACTGGGTTGCTCTTGTGAAATTTCAATCAGATCCAAATAGGTCAAGCTCCCAATCTCAAAATGTGATGGAAACTTGAATCCATTTTTAGCACGGTTATAAGCTTCAAGTTCTGTATGCGGAATAGGTTCAACACGTTGATTTTCAAGATAATATATTTGACTTAGCAACGTATCTTCTTGATAATCATGATTTATTGACTGCGCGACATTTGCTTCATCGTAATGTATACTCATGATGTGAAGACTTATTTTTCTCTAACTATGAGAATCTTATTTCGTACATCTGTATATATCGTAATATACAATAATACGGTGATAAATTTCTTTTTAAGCCATTTACAAGGATGTCTTGTAAATGGATTGATCTAATGTCAATCAAACAAACAATTATAATAAATCTTGAGATGTCTATTTTTGAAGTTAAAGGCTTTTATGTCTTGATCTTAAAATGAATTCTTCAGGTCCACGATGTTGTATGCGCTCAGGATGTTTTGATTGTATGAAAACTTCGGAATATATTGAGACTACACCAATCCTAACACCTTATTTTCGACCAGTTATTAGCACACAAGATATAGCAGACGGTGTTCCAGCTCCAGAAACTAGTTATTTGCCATACGACCTATTTGCTTTTCGCTCAAAATTTGAACGCTTCTTATACCAATTCAACCCAACCTACCATTTCGCTTTTGTGAAGAAGGAGTTGGAGAATATGATGCGGGTTACTATTGAACTCTTCAAAGGAGATACATTTATACCCTTAAATGAATCAACCGCATCTATTATTCAAGATTACGTTGATAAAAGTGTAGTGACATACCCAGCTCATGTATTATTGTTTGACGCAAGAGTTCAACTCGAAAGAGGGAATAAGATATTATCCAAGGCTTGGGTCGCATCCTTAATCCCGTTCTTTGCCTTTGAGGAACGTTTTCACGCTATTATTGAAAATGGAAAAATCTATATATCGTTAGTGAATGATTTAGAATATGTAGATCGTTATGAGAGAATGTATACGCAAGTAGTAAATACCATATTTGAGTACTATGAACGTGGTGTCGTTCCTCTATCAACAAGATTCCATTCACAAATCATCAAGGATTTCAAATTAGATATGATTCATCAACAATATGTTTCACCAGGAGAAGAAGATCTCCCTGGTGAACTCAAGTTATATGAACCTAGTTGGAGAAACCAATATTTTGCACCCAATCCTGTACAATTTTTATACGACCGTCTTCAAGGTAATGAAGATCTGAAAATCTTAGTCGGAGACAATTTTGTTCGTCGACATTACGTAGCTGTTGCTTTGACAAAATTGGCACACCGTAAATTTGCAACCTACGAAGCCTTGCAAGATTACATTCCTACTTTTGCAGGTAAATACGTATATGTTCCTGCAATAACGTTACTCGAGGCTTTCGAAATTACTGATATTGTTGTAAGTGCACAAAGTCAAAGCGAAGGTAAGATTGAGGTTATTGCCCTTGAAAATCCAGAAAAATACGAACAAACAGTTTCCAATCTCACAAGTAAATATAAAACTCTTATACCAGGAGAAGATATCATATTATACAGAACCATAGATATACCCAATTACATTGCTTCCTTTTTGTTGCCTACTGGAATGGCTGTAGATGCGCTTAAAATTCTCAAAAAATGAAAAGGTATGTAAGGATTTTGTGAGAAAAATCTACCTCAATACATTTTAGTGAATCATGTATGACAAATTATTAATTGTATACGGAGTAAGTATCACTGTAGAAGAAAAAAATAGACTGACTTCTCATCTTGAAGAAGATGAGAAATTGGATTTAGTCCAAGATGGATGGCGCTATCAAATCTTAGGACCAGAATGTGACAGGGAAGAATTTATGTTGGGGATAGTTTTACATACCATATACCGTGATCATAGTGCATCATGTGGAAAATGTAAAGGAAAAGGATATTGTAAGAATTGCTGTGGACAAACTAATCGGCGCTGGTATCGAAATATTGAAGCCATTGCAACTCACAATTATATAATTCCAAAGCAACGTCTGTGTACGCATTGTTATTTTGATGTTGGACATAGTGAATTTTGGCAATGTCCCGTATGCAGATGGAAAGTAGATAGAATTCCGCATTCGTATGACAAGTGGACATCAAGTTTCACGCTAGTTCGGAAGAAAATCAAGAGTCTTCTCAAAGAAAAGGATTTAAAATCCAGAGAATTTAACTTTTACGTGACAAGTGATGATTGTTTGTGTTGTAGTTAATATTATAATGTTTATAAATATTACAATTTATAAACATTATAATTTATAAGCATTATGTTTTGTGATAAAACATAATGACCTTCATCATAAAATGAGCCGAGTTAAAGAGGATCTAAGTCCTGCCGTTTCGCGAGTTACATTACGGTGGGTTACCAATCCCCTTTTAAGATCTAATCAAAAACTTCTAAATAGATTAAATGGTATTGAAACTGGAGCCGATACATTCGTTACGCCCTATGTAGTAGAAATTATAGGTGAATCTCCTATAACAGTACATAAGAAGTACATATTTTCTCGAGGAACTACCACAGAGTATTTTTATGAAGTTGAGGGGTTGACCGAAAAACTTGAGGAATTGTGTTCAGATGCAAGAAAACTCAATTTTCTTCCATTAACATTAACCTATGTTCTTCCTAATCCAGGAAAAGATATTACTGAAGAAGAACTATATGGACTTTTGCCTATTCTGAAGACAATGGTAAGAAAAGCTTTATTTGGAGAAAATGGCGATACGGAAATTTCGAGCATGGATATAGACCGTGTAGTCTTTGAACGTTATAAAAATCCTGCATACATTAACTTCCAACCCTTGCAGCGTCAACTCTTGGGCAATCAATATGATATACTTAAAGAGTATCGAGCTACCCTTCCCAACCCTTTAGGAACGATAAGAACTTATTCCTACTATCCACCTGCAGACGACGGTACGTACTCAGTTTCGCCAATTTATGTATCTGAAGAAGTATTTGCAGATGTACGATCAAAAATCAACATTAAAGAACTTATCGGTTATACATTATTGCATGGTACGCCAATGCCCTTTCATATCATGAAAGACTGGAGTATTGCCCACGATTATGATCAAGAAACCATTTTAGCTAATATGAAACGCGTGGGAGTTGAAAGAGATGTGGTATTAATAAACAATGAATTGGTGTATAAAGATCCTGAGAGTATTTTTTGGGACTTACGGTCAAGATCTTTAGTAAAAGAAGAAGAAGGATGGTTTGTGTTTCGAGTTCCCGAAGTGAACCTGTCAGAAAATGCTATGAAAGTATACGATGAAATTGCTAGAACCTTTCAGTTTCATAAACGTAGTATCGTCGAAAGTCCAGGTGAAGTAATTTTGAGTCCCCCAGCAAAATATAGATATGCTTTTGGTTTTGATGCAAAAACGTGGTTAGAGGACACACGAACAAACATTTATGCGGAGTTGCCTCCAATACTTACTATTGAAGGAGATTGGAGTTTCTTAACACAATTGACTCTTACCTCTGAGAATTTAGCCAAAGTAGCTTATGCAGCTTATAGAGGATTTGCTGAGATTTTACAGAAAAACTTAGATTATGCCACGTTTAGTAACATGATTCATATTTACCCCGATTTCTCTGTGTCTTTACCTATTTATAGTTTGGAAGACTTGAAATTGGTTCAAGAAACCATGAAAAGTGTATTAGCTTCACCTCAACACATCCAAGCTGTGATATGTAAGACATTAGAAGAATGTGTAGCTTCTCGAGCACAAACCATTGCAGACATTCCTAATAGTATACCCTTCTCTATTACTATCAACGATCAAGTTGTATTGGTCTCAAATTCAAATCTAGCATTGGTCAAGAAGCCCAGCGATTTCCCAGAAGAAGCTAAAGATCTCGAGGATGTAGATCCATACACTCCAGAAGTCCAAGGTTTCTTCGATTTAGGAGATATTAAAGGTGCTGTTGAAAAGAAAGAAGAGTCCATGGATATTGATGAAGGGTTTATTCAAATTTTTGATTCGGGGCAACGTTTATTTGTAAATGTTGCTTTGGATCCAAAACGGTCTTTTGATCTTTTCTCCATTCCCATACCAAAAGGAAAGAAAGGTGGAGCAATTATAGGTTCTATAGAAAGATATACAGAAGACTTATGGAGAAGAGGGTGGTTTTTCACAGAATGGGGACGAAATAAATATAAGATGGATAAAACCTTCTCAAGCTATCTTATCCGCGATGTTCAGTCGGAAATTAAAACTTTTAGAGATTTAGAAAATGTTGTAAATTCCTTACCAAAGTTTAGTGAAGCCACGAAAAGGGCTTAAAATGAGGAATCAAAGAGAAAAATGTCAACTGACAAAAAGAGATTTTCTCAGGCAGAAATGAAAAGACAGGCTACGTCCGACAATCTTCGTGTATCTGCTAATGTTCGAAAGATGCTTTCTTCGAGTGAATACGGAGAACTTGATGATAGAGCTCTCGCTTTTCAAATTGCGAAGGATATTACCGTGAGTCTTAGGCTCTCAAACGGTGCAGCAACCACGATTCAGCCATATAGTGTAGATGTAGCTTTAAAATTGATCGAGTATTGCAGAAACGGTCCTGAAGAATCGGGAAATAAAATGAGCGAGCAGGCTATCAAGGATTTGGTTCACAAGCGTAAAACTACGCGTGTAAAGGATGGCAAAAAGACAAAGGTACAGGTTAATGCATCTAAAGATGCGGTAAAGGTTCTTAAGTTACTGGATGCCGCGCATATTCCTGCGTTCATTGATATGGGTATTGAATTGATGGAACAAAAGAAACGAAATACTCTGCAAGGAAAGGACGTGCGTCCTCTGTATGATAACCGTGACAAATGCTAAATAATCTATAAGTTATATTTTTTACATAAAATATAACGTTAATGGGAACCTCTATTCGTTCTTTAGTAGATGGTATATTTTTTCGTAGTCATCCTCGGTCAATCGATCCCGTTCCACGTCTCTGTACAAATGGAAAGGTGCTTCGTTTTCGTCCTACCTCGACATCGGCGAATTTGCTTTTGATTACGACTGCGCTCAGGTGATACTTGTGGCATTCCACATGAAAATTTATCAGTTTTATATTTCCCGTTATATTAAAATGAAAAATGAAAAACTGGATATTTTGAGATTGAATAAGTTTAATGGGTACCAATAGTAAGGAAAAATGGTTTGGGGAAGAACAACAACCCCGAATATTGTATCTAGAACGGTGATGTCCGGACTATTTCTATTTGCACCAGCAATTTGCATGATATTTGCTGTAACAAATATTAAACATGATGGAAGTTTTGAAAAGTTATGGAATGATTTTACTTGGGGGGATTTTGCAGTTCTCACCAAAGATAAATGGATTGCCGCTAAAATTTTATTTGGGTGGTTTAGCTTCCAATGGGTTTTAGCATTATTACCTGATATATGCTCTCGATATATACCAAATTATATCGGAGGAGAACAATGGGGACAACGTACACCTTCAGGAAGAATACTAAAATATAATATCAACGGTTTACAAGCATGGATTATTACACATGTTCTGTTTTTATTGGGTATATACAGAGGTTATCAATTTACATGGGTTGTATATCACTGGCTGGCTATATTCTTTGCAGCTAATATGATCGGCTATACATTGACCTTACTGGCTTATATTAAAGCTAAAATATTTCCTACTCACCCTAAGGATAATAAGGAGACTGGATATTCGTGGTATGATATGATTATGGGCATTGAGTTCAATCCGCGATTTTTTGGGTTTGATTTCAAGTTATTCTTCAATGGTAGACCAGGAATTATTGGTTGGAGCATTTTAAATTTATGTTTTATGTTGGTACAATATGAACGTTTTGGTATGGTGACTAATGCTATGGTATTGTTAACTTTTTTGCAAGGGGTATACATCTTAGATTTCTTTTGGTATGAAAGTTGGTATTTGAAGACTATTGATATTGCTCATGAACATTTTGGATTTTACTTGGCTTGGGGCGATTGTGTGTGGCTGCCGTTTATGTATACACTTCAGGGTTATTACTTAGCTCATCACCCAGTAGTATTGCACCCTCTTGCTGCAGTAGCAATTTTTACTATTGGAATGCTCGGTTATACAATCTTTCGGTCAGCGAATAATCAAAAAGTCTTTTTCAGGAAAATGATGGCTTACAAAGATAGACTTACAGACATCACTGAAGAATTCTTCATGCAACAATATGTATTGATATGGAATAAACCGGCGTCTTATATCACATGCCGTTATGAAACTACAGACAAGAAAATGCGAACAAGTTATCTACTAACTTCTGGATTTTGGGGACTTGCAAGACATATGAACTATGTAGGAGATATTATACTGTCTACGATGTGGTGTATGTGCTGCGGATTAACTCATTTGCTTCCGCATTTTTACACCTTCTATATTATTGCTCTGTTGGTCACTCGAACCTTTAGAGATGAGACAAGATGCCGAGGAAAATATGGGGATGAAAAATGGGATGAATATTGTAAACGTGTTCCTTACCGCTTCATTCCTTACATATATTGACATATATCTGACAACCGAAACTGAATTTAAATTTCAAAAAATTTACAAAAAAAGCTATGAAGCTCAACGAACTTATCGAAAAACTTCACAAAATACAAGATTCCAAAGGAAATATCGAAGTAGTAGTCCAGGAATATGGAAGAAAAGATGCTCCAAGGGCTTTCTCCTCTGTCAAATATACATCTCCTATTCGAATTAAGACTCATACAAATAACGACTGTCTCTACGAAGCAGATCACAACCCAGAAATGGGGGCACGAGACGCCAGATACGCTTGCTTGATTGCTTATGTTTAAAAATATTAACTGATACTTCAATTATATTGATAAATATAATTATATACACATCACATATTATTACAAAAATAAATGTCACTAACTCTATGGGATTTTTGTAAACCAACTTTATATATGTGTTGGGGCTGTCTCCGAGATTGGGGCTGGTCTGTGATGATGGATTTAACATCTGTGTTCCGGAAAAGACTTACTTTTGGTAAAAATTCTTCCATGGCTATCACGTTCCGAACAAATGTTAGACATGGTAGATGCAATCATAGACGGGTATACAATAGAACAACATGCAATAGAAAACGTAAACGATAGAACATGTAAACGATA